GTTGATGTTACGGTAGTTCCGTTTAAAGACAAGGCATCTGTTTCAAGAGTACCGTTGACATCCATATTGCCTTCAAGGTCTATATCACCGTTTACAATTAAATCATCTGTTACGGTTAAATCGTCTTGTACTTTTAAATCTACTACACTTAGACTAGCAAAAGCATCTGTAATAGCAGCTCCACTGCCTGCTCCGTCTGAATAAACTACCTTTACGTCACCTGGTGGAATAGTTACGTTAGCTCCACTACCTTGGGAAATAATAATATTTTGTGATCCGGATGTGCCGTTTTCTATAAACCACATTTTACTGACAGTGTTAGGTCCTAGGGTGATAGTACAAGCTGAATCTAAAGTACCTGTATATTTTAAATATAGAGATCTTCCTGGATCTGTGCTTCCATCTGCTATAGTGGTTGTATGGGTATCAGCATTAGTGGTTATAGCCTCAGTGCCATAACTAAATGCTTCTGCTATTAACTCTAAATTTGTGTTTGTACTTGCACCCCAAGTTCCAGACTCGTCACCTGTGGCTATTTCTTTTAACCTTAAATCATTTACGTATGTTGCCATATTCTATGCTACCTCTTCCCAATCGGGGTTCTGTGTTTCATTGTTTTCAGCAAAGGATGAACTTTGGTCAGTATTTATATTAGCATAATTTTTCGTTTGTGTTTCATTAATATCGCTAAAACTAGAAGTTTGATTATCTGTAATATCAGTGTAACTTCTTGTTTGTTTATCATCTACTAACGACCATATTAATACACTTCCAACCGATCCTGTACTTTCTACTCCTGTAGGAATTACATTTGCTTTAGCTATTGTTGATGTTTCTCCAACTGATCCTGTTGCTGATTGCCCTGTAATAGAGAACGTGATGCCAAAAGTAACATTTACAGAACCTACAGCACTTGTTCCAGAAACACCAGTAAGCGTTATATTTCCAACACCAGTAGGAGTTATGGTTCCAACAGATCCGTTAGCTTCTTGGCCTGTGGGAGTTACATCGGCTTTTGCTATGGTTGTAACGCTACCAACAGCACTTGTAGAAGAAAGACCAGTAACATTAACAACTTCATTGTGATGAACTATTACAGATCCTACAGCACCCGTAGCATTTAGTCCTGCTACAGGAACATTAGCTTCACCATCTACATCAACTGATACAGTACCAACTGTACCTGTAGCACCTTGTATTGTTGCTATTGCTTGTGCATTAACACCTACAACAGGTGCATTGGTTGTTCCTACTTGCGATGCTGGAGTAACATTAGCTTTAGCAACTGTAGAAAGTGTGCCTAAAGCACTTGTTGCAACTTGAGATGCTAGTGTTTGATTTGCTTTTGCTACAACTGATAGTGTGCCAAGAGCACTTGTAGCTGATTGTCCTGTTGGGGTTACATTAGCTTCTGCGTCTGTAGATACAGAGCCTAAAGCACTTGTGGCTGCTAATCCTGATAATGTGACAGATACGGCATCAGAAGACCAACCTTCTGATCCCCAGGCACCACGACCCCATCCTGCATCAGGCATAAGCCTAAGCTATTCTTATAATAGCTGTACTTGCTGCTGCTGCTGGGAAAACTATAGTGAAGTCACCTGCTGTTGATGTTTTGTCGCCACCAAAGTCTATTGTTGCAACAGAAGCGTTGGTTGCAGATGAATTATAAATCATACATCCTCTAGCTGTTATAGTGGCTGTGCCAAATGTTAAATCAGCAAAATCTGTAAATCCAGTAGTACCACTTGATGTAGGATCAACTCTTGTTAAGTTAGATCCACCTGAAGTGTAATTTGTACCACTTGCTTGTCCTGTAGTAGTAAATGCTGTTGTAGTAGCACCTAGAGTTGCTGAACTTGTATATAAAGCTAATTTAAAAGTACCGCCTCCAGAGTTTTTAAAGTTATGCACTCCTTCTAAAAGCTGTTTTTTAAAGCTAGTTGTTAGTGTTGATGTTATAGCCATATTATATCCTTTTTATTATATCAGCTAACTCAGTATCACCAGATTTAACTAATTCTTGTACAAGAGTAGCTTTATAGGATTTTAACGCATTATTTATATAAATCAAACATACCTTATAAATAAGTTCTTTATAGGCTCTAGCTTGTTCTTGTATATATGGATCACTTGAATCAGAAGAACTTACAATTTTCTCAGTAAGTCTTTCTGCCCAGAACTCAGGTGGATGCCCACCAAAACTAGTGGTTTTAGCCTCTATAAGACCTAAACCAGGCATACCAGCTGGGGTTATTTCATCTACCATTTTTTAGGTTCTACGGGTTTTAGATGTGAATCGTGCCTATCAATAAGCACAGGTTCTTGTGTTTTTTTAACTATTTCTAGGTTATCTATTCGTTCTAGTTTAATACCTTTTTCATCTACTAAAATAATATAAGGGTTTTTTAATCTGTGATAACCGTATAGTTTTTGTTCTGCTGGTACATCTGTATCTAATAAACCAGAAGTATGTGCTACTTCTACTTGCATACCTGCTGATATACACTTAGATAGCCAAAACTCTACACAACCTCTACCTGCTTCAGCAAAATGTAAGTTGCCTTTGTAAGAAAAATCAACACCAAACATTTTAAGATTTGCTACTTCGTTCCAATAAGCAAAGGCCACAGCATAAGCAACAGTGTTGTTTAGATAATGGCAATTTGAGTAATTTACTACTTCTTCAAGTGGATACTCAACTAATCCTGGACATCTATCATCAAGCTCACAGGTATATATTGGACCTGGATGCTCTTTAAGCATTTTTTTCATGCTTTCTGTTTGACCACCAGCATCATCGGTATCAAGAAACCTAGACGCAGGATCCATCATAAATACTCTGTCATGGTATATAACAGAACCAACGCCATTAATTACCCAGACTTCATCAAAATGAACTCCGTGTGATTTTGCAAGATTATAATCAAACCAGCTTTTACCCATGCCAACGATGGCAACTGATTTACCCTTCAGACTTTCAATTTTTTCCATGTATTTTTACGATACCGGTGACCTCAAAGAATCATAACGGTATTCATCCCTCCTTCCGCGAGCTTCTGCAAGATTTTTCAATCTAGTTATTTCTAGTAAAAAGCGTTGCTCGTATTGCTGTTGCATATCGCTTTCACCCTTTAAAAATATATTAGCTTCCACTAATGAACCATATAATAAAGCATTTCTAGCATTTTGTGAAAGCCAGGTTCCTGTAGTGTCTGTAACTAATGAATTTGGTTTGTAAAGATAGTGTAATTCTACACTGTAATTCTGATCTGGTACTGGACTTACAATAAGCGTAGAGCCATTGTTAGAAGCTGTAGAGAGTTCTTTATCAAAGTCTGCGTAATATAGTGGTCTACCTCTTTCAGTAGCGTCTGTAGGGTCTACGGAGTATTCACGCATAAAAGTAGTGTGTTTTTTGTCTAAATAATGATAATCACCATTACTATCAATAACAGCTAAAGAAAAAGACATTTGAAAGTCTGTTGGTGCTGTTAGATAAGTATTACCAGCAGTCAAAGAACCGGATACATTCTTACGGAAATAATCTAACTGTATAAGTTCAAATATACGATCTTCAGCATTTTTAATAAAATCATCAAGCGTATTTACAAATGTAGTCTCTGAGTTTTCTACATAGTTTTGTATTAGTGTTTTTAACTCTGCTAGTGTCATGTAACTATTGTAACCTCACCTAATTCACCTGTCATCTTAGCCACTGTAAAGTTAGCAGGTAATGTCGCTGGATTCATAAAGTCTGGTTTAAATATATTAGAGTTCACTACCACTACAAAGCCTTCACCCTCTTCATGATCGTTATTTGGTCTTGGTTTATATAACGCTTCAGGATCTGCTGTAGCAGTAAGCGGTTCTAATTGTGGATGTTTTGGTTCATAACACTCTGAACAAACCTTAGCACCATTCCATTCTTCTCTCAGTTCACTTAATTTGTATTCAAAAGCACATCTATCACATAGAGCACGTGCAAATTTACCAAGAGCGTATGCCATACTATCTCATCCTAATATCTGGTCTGACTCTAAATGAAGCTCTATCTTCATCTTGATCAGCAGCTCTACGGAACTCTTCTTCGTACATAGCTTTTAGTTGTGGTGTAAGTTGTGGATTTTTCTTAAGTGATAAGTAATAAGCTAAACCTGCTACAAAACAAGGATAAAACCTAAATGGCATATCCATAGTATTAGTCGGTTTGTCTGCATCATCCATTCTTACCAATTTGTTAAACACTAATATATCAGTGCTGTTTTCAGGTGCAGGCCATACTTTAAGAGCTGGTGTTGTTAATTTATCAAAAAAGAATTGTGATGGCCTAGCCTTTGTTTCTTTGTTAGGTATGTTGATATATTCAGATCTGCTAATACGATTCATGCTTATATCAGTNTGTGTTTGGTTTACAGTTCTACGCAAAACCACATCTAAAACATCAATAACATTAGAATTTAAAGAATANCTAGAAGTGCCTTCAGTAACAGTCTGTGTTGCTTGTTCTATTGTCCACTGGTTTAGACCGCGATTAGCCCATTCAGCTAACATAAGATTTATAGATCTACGAGCTGTTTTTAAATCATAACCGGTTCTAAGTTCTAGTCCGCATCTTTCAAATGCTTCTTCTATAAACTCAGCTACATTTGGTTCAAAATCTGTGCTTCCTGATAATGCCATTATTTTTTATTATCCTCTTGATTGTAAAGATTATCAAACGTAATGTTTGGATCTAAATAACTATCATGTTTTTCTGCTGAGTGAACCCACTGACTAGGTGAGAAATCGGGAGCACCTTGACCTACTCTCCATAAAGCAGGATTTGTAGCTCTTACTCTATTATTAGGCAAAGCAACAAAATTACCAGTGTATTCACCAGCATCAGTCAAGTATAGCACATGACTTTGTTTATGTTGTGCAGGATCATCTGCTATTGAATGGTCTGTGTAATCTACAGTAAACATATAAGTTCCTGTATAAAACTCACCATTGATTTTACATATCCAGGGAGAAGAACTTACACGATCTAAACTTACTACACTGTGATGATGACTAAGACAGTCCCAGGGTTGTGCTAAATGATCTTCCATAGGCTTTGGCCATTCATCTAGTGGTATATCAGCTACAAGAGCTTGTATTGGCATTCTTGCCCACATAGCACCACCATGTACGTTTTCATCGGGATAGTCTTCATAATCTGTTTCACAGCCTGTAAAAACTACTTGAAATGATAATGATCTGTCGGGAATGGTATTTACAGCAATAACTAATGCGTGTAAATATTCACCGTGATAATTTTGGTGATTAGCAGTAAATTCTTTTCTAACCCAGCATTTAAACTGAGGAATGTTTGATATTAGATATGACAAGAGAAAGCCTAATTATACTTTTCCGCCTTTTGCCATATATTTAGATTTTTTCATAGCACCGCCTTTAGACATATATTTAGAGCCTTTCATAGCTCCGCCTTTTGCAGCGTACTTACGTCCTTTAACAGCACCACCCATTGCATAACCTTTTGTTCTTTTAAACATTATATTCTCCTAGCTAATTGTAGTTACTTTTCTACGGTTATTCATAACTTTACCACAGCCTTTAGCTATAAAACCACCGTTTTTCTTTTTGACTCTATTTTGTTTTGCCATAGCTTTTTCTATAGCTCTACCTCTAGCCTCTTCGTATGAAGATAACTTGCCGTCTTTATTTAAGTCTGCTTTGTTTTTATTCATAGGTCCTCCTCTGGACTTTTTTTCCCAACTAATTCTACCAGGACCTTTTTTCTTTTTTTTAGCACTTGTGCATTGTGCTTTAGTAGGCCTGCAAGCTGGGTATGGTCTTTTTGATTTTGTTGCTGATTTTCTGCCGCAAGGTTTGCCAGTTTTACAATCAATCCATCCTTTGCCTTTATTGCGTGAAAACCATTTTTTTAAACCTTCTTCAGCCATTATCTTAATCTATTTGACATAACAGCACCTTGTCCTCTAACAGTAACAAATCCACCGCTTGCTTTTTTTTGTCTTGATTTATTACCCCAGTTTTTTGCACCAACTTTTCTACATTTAACTAGAGCACCACTTGCGTATGCAGATGGCCATTTAGTATATCTAGATTTTACTTTATGGTAACAAGCGTCTTTTTTAGTTTTAGATTTTGCCATTTAACACTTCCATCTTCTTCTTGCTTGTCTAATTCTTGAATTAGGGTTGTTTCTTGTTTTTTTAGAACTACGTTTTAGTTGTCCTAAAGATCTAGCACAATAAGCTTTACGTCTTTTTGCTGCTTTTGATCCTTTTTTAACTTTACCTGTAACAGCTCCTTTGAGTTTAGAGCCAGGATTTTTTCTTCTATGTTCTTTAATGCCCTTACGGGTCATTCCCGCCCCTTTTTTAGTGGGGCGGTAATTACCACCTTTACCTGTTGTTCTGGCTATAGGTTTTTGTCTACTACGTCTAGTGGTAGCCATGCATTAATAATTCTTATTTAAAACAAGTATTATTGAATAAGCATCACCACTTGAGTGTCCAACGGTTGTGAAGTCAATATCACCAGTTACACCTGATCCTGCGTTGTTTGGAATGCCACTAAATCTATCGTCATAATATTCATCACCTGTGCTATCTGCTGGTAATGGTATAGCTAAGACGTTAGTAGAAGCATCAAACTCTATATCTACACCCATACCTCTGGTTGCCCAGTAGATACGAGCTATAGAAACGCCAGTACAAGTCTCTCCAGCACTATTAGTAGTAAGTGCTGATACATCAACTTTTTTTACAGAAGATTCTCCTGTACCGTCAGATTCATTAGTAAACTTTAAGATAGCAACTCTTTCACCGTCTTGAATAGTTTGCGAAGTTACTGTATCTGCCATTGTTTACTCCTTACGCGTCAGCAAATGGTGTTACCACAGTACCAGAAGCAAGGTTAATACCTTCTACTGCATACTTAGCTGAACCAATAGCGGTTACTTTAATAATAGTACCAGCTATGCCACCTTTCGTAGTGCCATTTAAAGTAATAACATCATTACTAGCACCTGAAATAAATGTTTTGCCTGCTGCATCGCTTTTACCCATATATAGACCACCAACGAATTTATCTGTTCCGTCAGTTTTAATATCTAAATCTGTAGCCGCTGTCTCAATTACAAAAGTAAATGTAGCACCTAAGTTATTAGTTTGATTTGGATCATCATCTGCACCTGGTGCGGTAGCTACAATGCTAGGTAACGTAAACTTACCGTCAGCATCATTACAAGTAAGAACTTTACCTGCGTGTGCATCTACTGTAAGTGTTGTGTCAGCAGTTAAACTAACCACATTTGCATTACCTGCTGAAATAAATCCAGCTAATGATCTAACTGGACCTGAGAATGTCGATTTTGCCATAATTTCCTCCTAAGGAAATAAGTTCTACCGTCTTGGCTTGTCTGCTAGGTCAGTCTGTAGAACAAGTTAATAAACCCTAGAATTAAATGATATACCTAATTTTAGAAAAAAGAAAGGGAGCCGAAGCTCCCTAAAAATTGTAGTTGAGTTAGAAACGCTACAATAAATCGTTCCTTAAGCCCCTTGAGAACCGTAAACGGCTCTGAAGTTTGAATAACCGAAGCTATAACGCTCTCTAGCTTTATATCTCATATTACCTGTATCGAAATCACCCTCTAATGATGTTGACATTGGAGATCTTTCAAAATACTTAAATCCATCTGGACAGTCAGTTTTAATGAAATACGCATCAGTATCTGTTAGATAGTTATTTACAACATATCCTTCAGGTAGCATACCAGTATTGCTTATAGCATTGATGTCATTGTCAGATGTGCCAACTCTACCTGGAGAGTTAAGTAATCTGTCAGCAACAAACACTAATTGTGGTGGAATAATGAGCTTTGCACCTTTAAGAGCAATATTAAGACCTCTATCATCTGTTAATGTAGAGATATTAATTAATGCGTCTTCAAGTGAAGTTTCATTAAGATCCGCCATAGTGGTAGCTCTGTTTGCTAAAGTACCGCCTCCCCCTAGAGGGTGAGCAGTGTTAATTAAAGATACGCCATCGCCACCTGCTGTACTAAACGCGTTGTTTAGAACAGATGCTGCTTTGATCTGTTTGGTGTTAGCCATAGATCTTGCTAATGCTTTAGTATATCTTGCTCCTAGCCTGTCATACAGGTTATCTTCAACAGCTTCTTCAGTTAAAGCGAATGCTAAAGCCACTGTTTCGTGGGTGTAACGAGATGTATAACCTTCGTTAGCTGTATCAAATCTGACACCACTACCTTCAGCTTTTACTTCCGCATTACCAAACCCTACGATTAGAGTTTCTTCTTCAAACGCTCTATCAGAAGTTTCTGTTTCATAAATTTCTGTATGTTGAGCTTCGTATCTAGCATATTCCATGCCGAACAAAGCATTCAAACCTGGCTCTAGTTCTTTCGCTAATTGCGATCTATTAATTGCCATTATTTATACTCCTGTTGGATCGACATAAAAATGCTCATTAAATTTAACAATCACATTCACGTTAGCTGAACCTGTTGTACTGTTATCTGGGTCACTCGAAAAGCCCATGATTCTAAACGTAGCAGTTGTAGCTGCTGTTGTTCCTGATAATTCAACTGCTGACATACCAGTTTTGGTTGAGCCAGAAGTATAAGAAATATCAGCGTTCAAACCGACATCAGTTTGAGCTGGAGAACCTGCACTTTGAATTTCAAATACAGCATCAGGGTCATCTATTACGAATGCCTTAATATCAGACGATACAGTGCCATCAGGATAGTAAGAACTGAAAACAGTTTCACCCGCAGAGTTTGTAAAAGAACAACCTCTAAACACACCTAAAGCTTCATCACCAGCAGCAGCTACTAAAATAGTACCTGTGTTAGTCATTTTAACTAAATCGCCTGAAAAAATATTCCCAGAAGCACCTGAGGCAATTTCGTATTCTGTAGTACCGCCATTAGCAACACCAGAACCTAATTTGCCTACAACTCTTGCTCCAAACGGGGCATTTTTGTTAGCCATAATAAGTCACCTTATATTTGTTATTAAAATTTTGATGATCAACTACGTTGACCACCTCCAAAAGTTACTTTGCTTGACCTCTCCGGTTTTAAAATCGGTGAGTTAGGGTCAGACTCTCTAAGAAGATCGTTATCTACAGCATCTTGCTGAGTTTGTGCACGTGAAGCATAGTAGGAGTTTCTCTCTTCACGAGTTTCATTAGGAATCTTTGCCAAAAGCAAACCACCACGGGCTACTACTCCTGAATGTTTGCCTTCTTGTATAGAATCAAATTTGACCTGGAAATTATCAGGTAACTCTTCTAATCTTACTAGGTCGAAACCTTCGCTTAATCTTGAAGTTACATTTTTCCTGTCTTCTTGACCTACATTTTCGGCTCTAATCCACCTGTAGGTATAACCTTCAGGGGCAGGAGGAGCGTCCAACATTGATGGCGGGCTCCATGGTTTGCGAGCTTCTTTGGTAGCTCGAGTGTCGGCAGAACGTGGTGTTCTGTTTATATTGTTGTTATCTTTTTCAGTCATAACTATTACCTTTTAACATATTTTGCGTACTCTGTTAAGGGTACGTTTAATCTTTTTGCCATTTGAACTTCTGCTGGCGACAACTTAACTTGTCTTTTTGAGCTGGTATTACCTGCTACTCTGCCTGCCGAAGCCACCTTTTGTTGAGGCTTCGATTTAGCAGAAGACTCTTCAAACTTGTGTGGAAATTCTTGTCGCAATCTTTTATCAACTTCAGAGTAATAATCATCTGTTTTAGGATCGTATCCTTCTGCAACAAGTTTTTGATCTATGGTAAAAGCAGCCAACGTCATGATTTCATCCTCACCAAACCATTTATTTTTCTCTACCCATGCTTCTTGTTTTTCGTCTAGCTTAGGTGGAGCTTGGTATTGTGGTGCAGGTTGTTGTACGTTTTGCTGTATGTTTGTTGGTTGTTGTACTGGCTGTTGTTCTATTGCTGTTTTTGAAGAAACAATTTTATTTTCTTCTACAGCAATCTTAGCTAAAACATCTTGTGCTTTTGCAACTTTTTCATAATCTTGGTTTTCATGTGCAGCTTTTAAAGCAGTCATAGCTTGTTGTTTTTGTGACTTTAACCTGTTTTCAGCTTCCATAAGATAGGATCTGTCAAGGTTAGAACTTCTTTGTCTAAGATGTTCATTTTCAGCAGCAGTCCTTTTTGCATACTCGTATGCAGACTCCTGGCCTCTTTCAGCCTCTCTTAATTTTCTAGTAAGCGTATTAATTCTTTTTTGTACGCTCTTAGAATAATCTTCTAATTCGTCTTCTTTTTTTGCTTCAGGTGTATCAGATACATCTTCTATCTGTTCATCTGCTTCTTTGTCTTCAGACTCCATAGGAATCTTAGTTTGTGTTTTTGCTTCTTCAACAGGTTCTATTTCAACAATCTCTCCTTCTTCTACTTCTGTTTCTTCTATAACCTTTGCATTTTCTTCAGCCATTATTTCTCCTTATACTGCAAGAATATCGTCAGGATCTAAGATGGTAGCTATCACTTCATCATCGTTAATGATTCTGCATTCAGATTCATCACCAAGTTTGAAACGAGCACCAGCGTATCTGCCTATCAATACCCATTGTTTTTCCTGACACCAAGGATGATCAAACTTGCTTGCATCCTTATAGCAATCAGGACCCATTTTTACTACATAGCCAACTACAGTAGCTAGAGATTCTCTATCTACAGTTGATTGAACTAAGTGGATTCCTCCTTCAGTAACTGCTTTACCTTTGTAAGGTAATATAAGTATCCGCCAACCTGTAGGCTGGGGCATACGTTCTAAAAAAGATTTTTCTAAAAGTGTGGGGTCTAAAACCCTTGCTTGTTCTTTGACATAAGCAACATTTTCATTGCTTTCTTCGGTTTTTGTTTCTTCTTGTTGTTTTATCTCTTGTTGTTTCGCTTTTTGCTCTGCTTCAATCGATTTTGCAACATGATCAGGGATTTGTATCTTGCTCATCTTGTTGTATTTTTCCTAGCAGTTCTCTATATATATTTTCTGCATCGGCTAGAGAACTGTAACGCCCACGCAGATATTCATATTGAGAAAAGTCTTTACACCCTGCTAACATAGCATCTTTGGTGTCCTCTCTCCTGGCTTCGAGCTCTTTTAAAAACTTGTTAGCCAGCCAAACTGGATCCATTAATAGATGCCAGAAAACTTGCCACCGAACTCGGCAGCACCCATGCCTCTAGCTTTACCTTTGCCCATGCCAGGCTGAGGTTTAGTATTAGCTGAAAAAGTACCAGCTTTAGTTTTCAAAGATCCATTGCCTTTGTTGCTGTAGCTGTTTTTGTTTTTCAAAACTTTGGGTGTTTTCTGTTGACTTATCTCTGTTCTTTTAATCATGTTTTTTATTATGTTTATTTATTTTGCAATTTGCAAGTTTTAATTTTTATTTTGCATATCTAGCATTTTAAAACGTGCTTGTTGTTCTAGTCTCGCTCTTGCAGTTTCATCACGTAAATCTGCTATATCTTCCATAGAAGTAATCCTTTCTCTATCAACATCTACACGTCTTTGTGCTTCCATTGCTTTACGTCTTTCTTCTTGCAAGAACTGTTGTTGCTCCATAGATAGCTCTTGACCTTTGAGTGCTAATTCTTGTTTTCTAATAGCTACTAGTGGATCCTCATCGCTTGGATCTTCTACCTGTTTACTGTATTCAGTAATAAGTTCAGCCATTATAGGTGATGAGAACTGAGCTAAAATATCGCCTGCTTGTTGCACCATTTGTTGTGCTTCAGCAGGGTTAGCCTGTTGAGCTTGTTGTTGTATTTGCTGGAACTGTTGCATAACCTCAGGTGGCATTTGTTGTTCGGCCATAGTGTCTGCTTTCATTTGTAAATGTTGCATTATGTGTGAATGTATTAAAGCCTGGACCTGGGCGTTCATTTGCACAGGTGGTGTTTTTAACAAAGCAATATGAGTTGCTATATGTGCATCATGGTTCTGTTGACCAAAAGCTTGTGCTTGTTGACCTAACAACAGCTTGTTATTTTCAAACCCAGCCTCTAATGGCGTAGGATCTTGTGGAGGTGGTGGTGTTAATATCTTTTCAATATTATCTACACCAATAGCTGAGTACATTCTTTTGTATGCTTCATAAGTTCCATTAGGACCGTGCACCTCTGGATTAGATTGCACTAACTGCATCATTTCTTGAGCCATGGCAATGCGTTGAGATTGACTGAATATATCGGGGTTAGAGATGGGGAATATATCTATATTATCGTCAAAATCGGATAATTTTATCGCAGCATTGCCACCGGCGACTGCATAAGGGTATTCTGGTGGTAAATACTCTTTAAATACTTGTGAAAGCAATTTAAACTCTTTTTTCTGTGAATTGTGTAATCTTTTATGTATTGCACTTAAAACTTTGGTAGATCTTTCTAGTAAGGCTAATGTTGTACCTACAGGTGCATTTGGATTGCCTTGACCTGTGTTAATTTCAGCAATAGATGCAAACTTTTTACCGCCATCTACTAAAATGCCTAAAAGGTTTAACAAAGTACCGCTAGGTTCTTTAAATGGTAATGGTTGGATAGATTCTCTTAATGATCCACCAGGAGCATCTACATCTCTAAACTCACCAGGTTGAATCGGTGTATCTTCATCTCTAATTCTTATACCTCTAGTTTTGAAACCAGCAGGTAAATTAGCAAGTGTACCAGCATCAATCAGCTGTCTTAGTATTGAAGTAGAAGCTTTAGACAAACCTCCAATCATGTGCGTAAGGCCAAAACCATAAAATCCTAAACCTGGTAAGAACTTATAATGAACGAAGTATTCAATCTTATTCTTCATAGGATCTTGTTCTTGAAAGTTTCTACGGATAGATAGTATTTCGTTAGAGCCTGAATCAATCGTTACGATATATGGAAGTTTTACGCCTGTTAGCTCACCATTTTCATCTGTATCTTCAAAGCCATCTATGTCTAGATTGCAATGAACCTCGTAAAGAATAGATACCTCACCATCATCATAAGATGGCTCCATGCCTGAAAGTTTGTTTATTTCTTCTTTAGCTTCAGAATACATGTCAGGTTCTTCACCTGTATCTATATCTATCTTGCGATAAAAGCCAATAGCTTGAAGTTTTCTTACTTCGTTTTCTGGCATTTTGACTACGTTAGTAATTCTTGGGCAAGTCTCTAAGTCAGTTGTGTAGTAAGGCACAATTAAATCTTCAGGTGCAACAAACTTAGATACAGCTCTACCTAGAGTTTCATCGTAGTAAACTTTCTTAAATGCAGATCCTGCAAGTGGTAAGTAAAAAAGCATTTGATCTAACTCTTCATCAAACTCTTCCATGACATGAATAATTTGATAATTCATAAAGTCTTTGACTCTTTGTGCTTGTTCTTCTACCGCAGTATCGTATGCACCAATAACTTGTGTTTTTACAGGTCCACCAGAAGGTAGTAATTCTTTGTATGCTTGTGCTTGGAAGGTTGTGACTGCTTCACCTAATAATGGATGAATAACTCCAGATGCACCTTCAAAAGGTTCAGACCTTTCATCATCAAACTTCATGCCTAAGTATTTCAGACCATCAGTATAAGTCTTTTCCCAATCTTCACGGGATGATTTGTCTCTATCAATGCCGTCTACAAGTTCGTTAGCTATTCTTCCAAGATCAGAGTCGCTTAACATTTCAGCTAAGTTTTCATTAAAACCTGTTTCCATTTGTTCTTGCATATCGGCTTCAAGTATTGCACTGCCGTCCTCTTGCAAAACAAAGTCTTCCATACCAGCTTCTTCAATCGCAGCTAATGCTACTTCCATTCCCTCATCGCCTAAAGGCACTTGGTTTTCTTCATTGAGAACTGTTGGATTTATTTCTTTATCTATTGCCATTAGTAATATACCCTTCTAATTGGTGCTTTATCCTCGTCCATATAATCATCATCCAGAGAAACTAAGCCACCCTCTCTAAATCTCATGAGGGCTTGAGTCATAGTATCACATAAATCGTCATTTTTACCAAAAGGAAAAGACGCACATTCCTCAATCATTTCGTCAGCAAACTTACGTTCTGGTGCATAAACAAGGTTAGATTCAAATATAGGTGCTACTGAGTGCATCCTTGTTGATTTATCGTGTCCTCTAGTCGGTGAGTAATTGACAACAGGTATACCTAGCCTTCTAAGTTCATGAGTAAGGGGTGTACCAGAGGCTTTTGCTTCAATCAGCGTCATGTCTGGCTCCCAGTATTTATATTCGTTATAAGCTATACGTTTGAGCTCAGGAAAGTCCCATCTGCCTTTTTGTGCATCCAGTAAAATAATACAATCTGGTGAATCAGGTGTTGGTCTAAAAATACCCCATGTAGATATAGCCGAGTAGTCAGCGTTCTCTTTTTTAGAAAAAGCAGTATCGTAACTCTGTATGATGTAGCTCACCGGTGGCATAGCTTCACTATCCCAGATGTTCCACCACTCACGTTTGATAATAGAACCTTCTTCAGAAGTAGGAGTCTGCATCCACTGTGCATTCCATTTCTGCACAGGTAGTGATGCTTTTACCTTTTCTAGCTCAGATATTTCCCAGAACTCAGGCCATAAAGCATTGTTGGTTTCAGGAAAGATAGCAGGAAACTCTACAACTTCCCACTGATCAGCGTTATCTTCTTTCTGTGCGTCAAGCAACTTTGCTGTCAAATCAATAGATGACCAACGTGTCATCACTAGAATGATAGCTCCACCTGGTTGCAAACGCTGTCTAGGTCCAGAGGTGTACCATTCCCAACAAGATTCTAATGCACTAGGGCTTAGAGCGTCTTGTTCTGAATGTGGGTCATCAATAATTAGTAGATCCGCACCACGACCTGTAATAGCACCACCGACACCAGCAGCAAAATACTCACCGCCTTTGTTGGTTTCCCAACGCCCAGCTGATTTGGAGTCAGCCTGGAGTTCCACTTCGGTAAAGATACGTTTATATCTGTCGGTATCCATCATGTTTCTGACCTTACGACCAAACCTTACAGCAAGTTCGCCTGTGTGAGTCGTCTGCATGATCTTACGATTAGGCTGTTTACCCATGATCCAAGCAGGNAAATAGGTAGAACAAAACTCAGATTTGGTGTGTCTAGGTGGCATATTGACGATTAAACGGTTGATTTTGCCGTTTGCTACGTCTTCAAGCTTCTTTGCAAATATCTTGTGATGACGGCCACAAATGAACTCTGGCCACATATAATTGATGTATTCTAGGAAACTTTCTTGACATTTTGACTGTTTTTCAAGGGTTTGGAGGCGTTCTTTGAGAACCAAAGTCTCTTTTATCTCTTGATCCGATAGGTGTGCTAGGTTCATAACTCAGCTAACATCCTGTCTATTTCTACAGGTCCACCTAGTTTAAAGGCATCAATACCTTTTTCTTTGATAGCTTCAACTAAATCATCAGTAAATTTAAGGTAAGTTCCATCGTATTCNNTATCTGTACCATCTANTTTTGAAATCATGCCCTTTTGATTAGCTCTGTTTGGTATGAGTTCATCTAATATCTTTTGTATTTCTTTCTCACCACTAGAATATTGCTGTACGATTCTATCTGGACTACCCTCAGTTAGTGCTTGTTTATTACCAATATGCACTCCTTGTCTGCCTTTTCGGTAAGCATCAAGGACTCTAGCTCTTACAGGTAGCTTCATATACTTAGAATTACCGCCATCAAAGTATGGATCTATTTTCATGCCAAAATCTTTAGCGTTAACACTAACAGCTTTCTTCAAAGCTTTAACACCGTCAGCTAATTCAAGCATGGTGCCTCCTTGACCAGCTATATCATCAAAGTAAGCTTTAGCTAAGTCTGCTGGATTATTTGGTACGTCAAAGTATTTCAGTCCTCCAGAACCATCTGGTGTATAAAATATTTCTTCTGTGGTTTTGTCTAAAGACTCAGAAAAAGGTTTTCCTGTAATACGTTCTATATCCCTAGGTGTTATATCTAGCTTATCTATGCCAAAACGCAACACATCTTCGTTCAGTGCATCCGATATTTTATCTATATCTACAGGAACTCCATCAGCAAGGGCTTTGTTTACCATGTCTACTTGTTTGTTATAGTCCTTGAGTTTTTTAAGAATTACTTTTTGTTGTGCTGGATCTACGAAACCACCTCTTGAGGCAGGTGATTTACCTAGTATTTTGTTCTGTATTTTGTTTATAGCAATACGTCTATCAAGTATTTCTTGAAGAACTGCACGTGTTTCTGCGTTGTCAGGATATATTTTATTAAGTTCTGTTCCGGGTGAGTTTAAGAAATAAAAATTTTCAGGAGTCATTTCTCTATACCCAGACTTNCCNTTACCCTGCAAAGATTTTCTAAAAGCATCATCTGCAAACTCTGTGAATGAAAACGCTCTACCGTAATCATCACCTAATTTTTGTGACATAGAGTAAAGCTTTTCATCAGGTGTAAAGTACTTACCTGGTATTCTGTTAGCTAAATCAGTGTCAGTAAATACTTTGAAAAGATCATCACCTAAGAACTTCTTAACTTTGTCCATATCACCTTTGACAAAAGCATCAACGAAATCAGGGTTAAGGTTTCTTCCAAAAGCACCTGCTTGAGTGCTTGAACCTCCAAGTAATACTTTCATTTCTTGGGCATAACTATTACGTGCATTGTTAATATTACGTAGCTGTAGTGCATCTATGTTGCNAATAACATTCCTAGTTTCATTAAAATCACGTATTTGTTTAGGCAGATAAGTATCAGCAACTTCGCCTTGGAAGTCTGATTGAACTCTGAAGATACTGTCAAAGTAATCACCATCTTTAATATCTAGCTCATCAAAAGCTTTTTGTATCTTTTTGCCTTTATCTATGTATTCTGAAGAATCATCAAAACCGTAAGCAAGTGTGTATCTACCTCTTGGATCGGTGGTACCAACACCATCAAATACATAAGACTTGTTTGCGTCAGTCATATCTGGATAAAGTAAATCTCTGTAATGATCTTTCTTACCTCTATATTCGCCTGAGCCTCTAACGTGATAAACAGCTTGACTCTGTGTTTGTTGTAAATCTTCGTTAGCAAATCTAGTATTAGGTGCTTCAAGGTTATCTCTTGGAACTCCACGCATTTGAATAGCATCTCTTTGCGATCTATCCATGTAATCGTCTAAGAACTCACGGGATACAGTTTTAGAACCTGCGGCCTCATTTAAGAACTTAGGATTGATTTCATTAGCTTCGTCTAGGATTCTTAATAATCTAAGCTCTCCTTTAGGTATGCCAGCGTCAACTAAACGCTTAACCCACTCTTCAGGTTTAAGGTTTTGAACCTTCTTACCTGGAGACTTAGGATGTAAGCCATTTACCCATTTTCTAGCCTTAGAGCCAAGTTTTATACGTGGTTGGCCTGTATTATAGGATATTTCATCTATACCTTTAGGTTGAAAAGGTTGTACTTCAGGGAGCTCGGGTTCTACTTTCTTAGGAGGTGCTGGTGGTAACTGCTCCTGTGTAGTGAGAGTAGGGGATTGTGGAGCATCTGCGGTTTTGCTTGCAGCTTTTACACCTCTAGCACCTCTAAGAAATCTAAATAATGGTATTAAACTTATACCAGCTAAAGCAGCTAGGCCTGTGTTTCCTGCTGCACCAAGGTAATCTTTGTCTTCTATGTTAGCTTTAGCCCTAGTACCAAACTCTCCTACTTCATAGGCTGCAAGAACATCACCAACTCCAGGTGCTATGCTAACGGCTATCTGATCTACGACAGGTAAGTCTTCAAAAGTTCGGTAGGCTTCACGAATGTTGCCCTCAGCTATCTTACTGCTTAGGTCTGAAAGTATCTCTTTTCTTTCAGCCATGGCAGGCTATATGGATATAGAGTCTAGTATTCTAGATATTTGATCTTGTTGTGGAACTTGTTGTATTTGTGAACCCATTGGACTTGTAGCTATTTGTGCATTTGCTCTTTGACCTTGAATAGCTATTTTTTGTTGTTGCAACTTATCTATTTCATTAGCTACGGCTTGAGCTCTATCAAACTCTTGATTACGAACTACCATGTCATATTCTTGCATAAGGTTGTTAATCATAGAATCAATGGTAAACATTTGACCTTCAGGTGTTCTCATCTCAAATCTAGGTTCGTTGTCTGACATACTTCTACCAGATTGATTCAAAATGGATTTCATATTCATCATATACCAAACATCTCCCTAGCCATTTGTAGTTCTTCCATAGTTACGCCAGCTTCTTTGAGAAAAGCCTGTATTTCTTCGTCTGAGGCACCTTGAGATACCATTTGTTGTAGAATATTTAGTAATTGTATGAGAGCTTTCTTTGCCTCTTCTTGCTCAGAAACTGATATTTGATCTAATTCTTGTTGCATTTGACCAGCAGAATTTTGGGGGGCAGGAGTCCCTGGCATCATTACTGGGTCAACCTGCATATTCATGTCGTCATCCATAGAGAACCTCTTAGTTAAAATCCGATATTAACATAAAAAAACTAGGTATGACTAGCATTGTGCTACAAATGTATTTTGTTTGTGTTTGTTATTAACCTTGTGTGTGTATATATACCGTAGGTATCAATTTGTCCCCCCACCCCCCAAATAATAGGATCCGACTCCGATATTTGTGTATCTAAAAGAATCCTAGACATAAAAAAAGGGAGCGTATTGCTCCCTTCGTCCTCCGACTATTTATTATTGTAGTGTGTATTGGTCAGCACTCACTGGTATCTCATCAGCTTCTAGCTGTCTCAATTCAGAGTGAACGCCACCTGCTTGGATGATATGCATCCCATTGATGATTAGACTTTGACAGTCAGTCTCTATGGCCTTGCCAACTATGTTCTCGCCATTCTCATCATATAAGTTTATTTCTATCTTCATATTAACCTCCTATTGGTTTTGTTTAAAAGATAAACTAAGTATANCTNATGGTTACATTTTGTCAACTCTTTTATAGAACTTTCTTTCCCTGCCTAATTCATAGATGAACAACCCTTTCCTGGTCAGGTAGCCGGGCATCTTCCGGATAAATTCCAGGGCTTGTGTCTCGCACTCTTTCAAAGTAGAACCCCAAACCCGAGGTTTCCCGAGATGGCAGTACCCGACATATCCCAGCCTCACCCGGCAGATCTCCAGGGATTGTGTGTGTAAGGCTTATGTGCTGGCTGTAGGCCAGGACTAGGACTAATCACTAGACCCGACCCGACAATAGGAACACCAGCACATACACGCCAATCGTTATTAGAAATAATGTATCCATTCATTCTTCCGTATAACC